TTTAAGCGGTTATCTTTTCAGGCTTTCAACCGCACCCTTTCGGGCTAACATCAACGCGCATACGATGTTTTGCGTTGGTAGGAGTTATGCAGACCGCTCACCATACCACCAAGGGCTTAGGCTTCTTTGTGTTTTTACTCGTCCGTCCCTACATCGACATTCCGAAACCATTTATACTTTGGAAAGTTTGTTGCGTGACCTTGAAACAAGCTTTGTATGTGCGTTTCTTAATCACAATGCAAAGGTATAAAGTATATTTGAAACCTGCAAGCAAAAAACAAACAAATATCGTTATTTTGAATTTCGTTAACACAAATACCCATCAAAACGCGCCTTGTTTACATTCTATAACAATTAAGCGTATTTTAAGGCCGCCAAAACTCGTTATACTCTTTTGTAAGCTGCTCTATTGTCATGGCATTGCGCGGATATATGCGCATTGCTTTCCTGTCACCTGTCTCCCATTGTGTGTGATGCTTGAAACAAAGTACATTCACATTTCTAACATCGTGTGCCATTTCGGGAAATGCTCCGCGCGTGCGTATGTGTGATATATATACGGCCGAATAATTGCCAAGCGGCCGCAAGCATTCTTGGCAGATGTGCGGATATATCCGCCAACAATAGCGATAAAACCTTTCGTTCTCGGCCATCGAGTGGCCACGGCCGAATAAATGCCGCTGCACATCCACACGCACACTTATAGGCATTTCAAATCGTTTGTCGATAAGTGGCTCAAAGCCTTTATCGCGTGCATACATATAACACGCTACATCTTCTATTAGTATGGCCATGTTTGTAAGATAAAGGCGGAACGCAATGCTCCGCCAATGTGATTAATAGTTGTCTTCTTCTGTTTGGTCGCCTTGCTCGTTCTCTCCTTGGTCTTCACCAAATAGGGATAATTCGGCCTTTTTACCCATAAAAAGAAACTCGTAAACTTCGTTTTCAATTTTGGAAACGATGTTTTCCAATTCTTCTTCAAAGCCCCATGTTTCGCTATCAAGTCGCAAACGTGGTGTGTTAATGGCCACCTTTTGGCCGTTTGCGACCTCATAAACGGATGTGATAACAACGCCTACTTTGTCATCTTTTCCACTTAGCGAAATCCCGCGCACTTCTATTTTGCATAGGCACTCTTGCGCGAACTCCTCACCTAACATTTTTTGTTCGTCACTCGCGTTAAACTCCTCTGTTTCCATCAGAGTTTTAAAGCTTGTAATGTTGAATATTCGGCCAACTATTGGACGTAATTCTTTAAATAACTTGCTAAGTTTGGGATGAACGTCCTGCGCACACTCATCATGATGTTTGTTAAGGTAATTTTTATTACCATCTTGTTCCACAACTTCATAATGTACATCTAGGCCGCCACCACTAGCAAGTTTAGCCTTTGACAAGGTAAACGCCTTTTTACTCGGAATTGGCTTTTTGTTTTCTTTTTCCATGTTTTATTTTTTAATATGTTTAAAATCACTGGCCACTTTACGCACATCATATTTCACTCGCAATTCAATGGCCAAACACTCTAATGTGTCTATTTTTCGCCTTGCGCTTTGCTCTTCTGTTTCGTCTGAAAAACGAATATCTAAATATTGCATCAACAATTTATCAGATAATTCTCTTTCTGAAACTCCTTTTGCCTTTCCATCTTTGGCTATATCAACCATAATGCAGAATAATGCACAAGCAATAATAGCCATTACAAGGAGAATGAGCCAAAAGGCAATGTAAACAATGTACTCCATTAAAATTTGTCCTCCCCCCACAAACTTTCGCCCTGCAAAAGTGGATTTTCGGGCTTTTCTTCTGTAATGTTTTCAGCATCCGAAACGCCCTCTTTCGCTTTCTTGTCTGCATCGTCAAAAAGGTTTTTTGCCTTTACGATTTTCGTTTTGGGAATGCTCGAAGTTTTCTTTGCAGCACTCTTTTTATACGTGCCATCCTCATTGTATTCCTTTTGTTCGAGTTTGACAAAGCCCAATTCTACAATTATCGGCAAGCACTCTGCTAGTGCCTTGACGTCCTCGCCCGCATCGTGTGCGCCAAACTTTTTGCCGTCAAAGCAACGCGCGTAAAGTTCCTCCAATGTTGGGAATTTTATGCGGTTACTATTGGGGAATGTAGCCCCCACGAACTTCATTGTTTTCATCATGGTATCAATACGCTTGCCCTTGAACAATGCGCCCTCCACCTTGCTATCATAGTACTCCTTACCTAGATAGCGCATAATATTGGCCTTAATTATTGAGGTGTCAAAATAGATGTTGTGCGCACAGATAAGCGGCGATGCCGTACAATCTTGTACAAATTCCTGCACAACGTCCTCAAACAAACGCCCCTCGCGCATTGCCAATTCTGTCGATACACCATGTATCTCAGTTGTTTCCTTTGGAATTTCAAAAGCTATTCCTTTGGGCGTAATTGGCTTGATTAAGTGCCTTTTCAACACTCCATCTTTCTGCCATGCAAATTGAACGACAAAGGGGAATTTGTCGAAATCGACATCCCATTTCAAACCTTTTTCAGACACTCCCGTTGTTTCAACGTCAAAAAACAACACATCTTTAATTTTGTACTCCATCTTTTAAAATTTGAAAGTTAAATCTAAATTCTTTATTCGTTTCGTATATGGTTTGCGCGTAAGCCATTCGCAACCGCATTTTAAACACTTTACACGGCTAAACCCTTTCGGCGTATAACGATAGTGGTTTATGCGCCAACTATTTAAGGGGTAAAATCTAGGTTTTTGGCCACACTTGCAAAACATGTTACAAATCTTCTATTTGTTTGCGCAATTCCTCGCGCTTTTTTCTATTTTCTTCAATTAAGTCCTTACGCAATTTTCTCAAAAACTCGTCAGAAACTTGAATTTGTGTAGTACCCATAAGTATTTTTAGTGTGAAATTGTCGCGCAAAAACTCGTTTTCTAGTTTTGCTTTCTCGTACATTTCACACAAATAACCTGCCTTTTTATGATTTTCTATTTTCATAATTACAACAAATTTGGTTCTTCAATGAACACGTTTAGGTTTTCGGCGGCAAATTGCTTTAAAAATTCAATATGCTCTACCAATTCAGCATTTGAACACCTCCGAATTTCTTTCAGTGCCGTGTTATACGTGCATGTTGACAAGTCAACGTTTTCAACTTGCATAATTGGGCTAATTTCGCGCAAAAACAATTCTGTTTGCTCGTCTGTCTTACGCTCACCTAACTCCGCCATGCCTTGCCGAATTGTAGGTACTACGTAATTGTAATAATATCCCAGTAATGCGGCACTACTCTGTTTCGGTGCGACAAAGAAACGTGCTACAACTCGCTCGCCCTTGTGCTGTTTAAAGAACTCGTTTAACTCGCCCATGTACATGGAGAGTTTGCCGGCATCGTTAATTATCCCCGTGGCGGACTTCTCTCGCGGTTTCATTGTCTTGTAATTGTTTGATTGTTTTTCTTGCAGCATCCTCGCAAACGGCCTTAATGAATTGGCGCACATTGCTAGATAATTGGCTTTTCTTGTTGAGAATTGCCGCGTATTCTATCGTAAGATAGGCGGCATCTAAGTTAATGTAGTCAATAGGATGCCTTTTAAGTTCGTATTTATTGTATAATCCGCTTTTTTTCTTGCGTTCGCCCTGTAATTCTGAAACTACCTTTTTCAAAGTCCTTTTAAATTCTGGACTTAAAAGCAAATCTTTAACAGACATTTCTTTGACCGCACTTTGCTTTTTTACAACGATTGTGTTAACAGCCGTCTTCTTGGCCTTTCTTTTGCTCACCATAATTTTTTGCGATTAAATTGTTTATCTTCTCATTCTCACAAGATTGTCGAATGCTGTAATATATTGCACATTGTTAGCGCATTGAGGTATTGCCAAAGCCTTGCGTTTCAACTTATCCAGTTGCTTTTTGTCTGATTTTTCAAAGAAAGCGCGTATCGCGCGAACAAATGGTTTTGATGCCCAAAAAGGTAAAATCTTAAATTCGGGGCTTAAATAAAATTCCGTCAATTCGTCACACCTTGAATATTTCTCAAAGACAAAATTTGCATCACGTACTTTTTTCGTTTCAAATGGCTTTTGCGGAAACAAAATAACCGCGTTAGACAAATATATCTTATTCTTATTGATATATTCTTTCAATTCTACATAAGCACCGCCTTTTTTCTGTACGCTATATTGGAAAAACTCACCATTTCGCCACTGCGATTGACATTTGTTTAAGACAATCATTGCCTTTTCGGCATTTTTTTCGCGCATCACAACAAAATAAATTGGTAGCCCTAATTCTCGGCATGCCACAAACCTATGTTGTCCGTCAATAATTCTGAAATCTTCGCTAACAATAATCGGCGAGTACATTGTTAAGTCAAATTCTTGTATTGACTTAACAAGCGCGTTTTTTATCTTAACATCGCGGTTGCCGTCCAATTTCTTAAACAGTTTGTAATCCGTTGTTTTCTGTATTTCCATTTTGTTTCATCTTTTATGTTGGTGGGGAATTTCACCCCACCCAAAATAACTATTCTTCTGTGTATTCTTCCACTTGCATAGTTTCCTGTCCGCGCTTTACGTTCTCGATAAAACCTTGGAAACCATTTGCTTTCGCAACGTCTAGGATAGTCTTTAAACGCTTTGCGCCTAGGCTTTCACCGCGCGCAATTCTGAATACCTTAACCGTTGGGTTGGCGGCAATAATAAGCTTGGCGGCCACTTCCATTTTTTGGCTATCGCTAACAACTCCGTCCATGAATGGCATATTGTTTAGCGTTAGGCCGTCTTCTGTGAATGATAGGCCGCTAATTGGTAAGTTCGCGTTCTCAATAATCTCGGCTCGCTCGGTCTGTAACTTCTCTACTTCTCCGCCCAACTCGTCAAATGTAGCTTGCACCTTGTCTAGTTCGCCTTTTCGTTTCAAATAATCTTCAACGATAGCGCACTTCTCGTTATGTGCCTGTGCCTGTGCTATTGCATCGGTGTCGGCCGCCGTTCTGATTGTACTTTCATAATCTTTGAGCCAACTCTCACAATTGGCCTTGCGCTCCTCGGCATCTGCCTTTTCGGCATTAATCTCTTTTTGCTCATTCTCATAAGCCTCGAACGCCATTGTATTGCGCTTGTCCAATTCTTGTTTAAGTTGGTTAAAGCGTTCTTGTGCAATTCTCAATTCTTCTTCGATAGCTGCTTTCGTTTGCTCGTACTTGGCTTTTGCACCCTCGATTTTTTGAGGAATGGCGGCTAGTTGGTCAACTCTCTCCTGCAACTTGCTGCGAACGAGCGTTGCCTTTGCATCGTTTTCAGCCTGTTTTTGTTGGACTTTGAGCAAGTCCGAAACGTCCATGCGCGTGGTGTATTTTTTTTCGTCACCGACCTCAAGCCCTTGTTTGCTCGCCTTAACTTGCGCCGAAAGCAGCTTAATATCGCGGTTCAAATCGGTACGTTCTGACTTCTTGGCCTTAACATCCGCATCTATCTCGTTAATGCGGTCTTGTACTTTTGGGGGCAAAAGGCTTTTTACGACCTCAATTTGCTTGCGCCGCCCCTCGGCTGTTTCGCTCCATGAGCAGAACTCCACGGCATCAAAGTTTTGATAGCCAAACAACTCTTGCAGCATAGACACGTTGCTGCTTTGTAATTTGTCGCCTTTGATTGACAGCACGCCGCGTGAGTTGGCCTTGGTAAATTTCAAACTAACTTCGTACTCTTTGCCGCTATCGCCAACAACCATTTTGGCAAAGCCTTTTTCTTCTCCCTTGCGTAAGACGGCATCGCGCTCGCCTGTAAGTAGCGCACCAATAGCTTTCAAAAGGGTCGACTTTCCCAACTCGTTATCTCCTGTAATGAAATAAACATTACCTTCAAAATCGGCGTTGAACTCTTTTATTACTTGAAAGTTCAACAATTCTAGTTTTTTGATGTACATATTTTATCATCTTTTTTGTGAGCGGTTTCGCTAAAAGTTAATATAAAGGTTTATACCCCACGGCTTTTTTGCCGTGAGGTATAATTATTGTCTTAGTCCTCGGTAACTTCTATTGTATAAGCATAGTCATCTGTGTTACCTGAAACAGAAAACTCTCTAATAACCACGGTGAGAGTAGTCTGCCAATCACCATTTAACTCGCCATCGAGTTGAAATTTTTGAGCAATTTCTTGACTACTTTTCTTACCAAAAAAAGTAAGAAAAAAAGTGTCAGCGGCCTGCTCATCGTCTACTACATAGTAGCCCCAGTTCTTCAACTGGTCTTCTACTTGTTGCTTAACTTCTTGTGCCGTTGTTGCGGTAATCTGCTCTACGATAACTAAATTTTTCATCTTTTTAATTTTTTATTTGTTTCACGGAAACTGCCGTGCCAGTCGTGTTGTTTATTAATCACAATGCAAAGTTACTAATAATTTTCAAACCGCCAAAATTTTTAAGCACTATTTTTGCGAAAAAGTGCATTTTCCCCCAAAAATAGTCAATTGCGCGCTAAAAAAAGCGGTTTAAAATCTCGTCAATCTCTTTTTCTTGCATTTCTCGCTTTGCCTGCAAACCCTCAATTCTAGCCGCGCGCCGCTGTGTATAACGCAATTGGCGAACCTTGTTCAGAAATTCGGCGAATGAAATTATACTATTATCGTACATCGCATTATTATCAATGATATTGCGACACATGTGACACAGCATTTCGCGCGTTAACGTGTCGAAGGTGCTTACGTCGCGAGTAAATCTCCTATTGTCCATAACTAGAATAACTTATTATGTGTATTACGTGGTATATTCTCTAACAGCCAATTTAAGTCATTACTTAAAACGACCCTGCCAAAGTGCATAATTAGCAGCGCATCGGCATTCCACAATGTTACTTTAACGCCCTTGTAGAGGTCTTGCGCGACCTCCTTGTAGCGTTTCTTTCGTTCGCTTTTTTCCTCGTAACGGCCTACCTTACGAAGATTAAGCCTACTTTGCCATTTCATTGGATGCACAAGGCAGTAAGGCACATCCAACAGAGTTAACACGGCCTTTATCTGCTCGAAGTTGGCTAGCATGGTTTGAATACGGAACAATTTGCCCCTATTCTCCTCTGCATCGTCTACACGCACGTTAAGTTTTTCAACGAATACAATTGGGTTGGTGAACTCTTTGTAATAGGCAATAAAGTCGCGCAAGTCGCGCAAGTCCTTTGGCATTCGCACACATTTAGGCGTTTCCTTTGGGCGAAATACACAAATGCCGCCATTACTTGCCCCTGGGTCTATTGCTATGATGCAATTAATTGATAAATTCTTTTTCTGCATATCTTGTAATCTCCAATTTACTCTACAAATGTATATAATCATTTATTTGAATTTCATTACTTAATAACTCGTCAAAGCATTCAACTATTGCCCTATATTGAGCGAATTTGACCGCGCCAGCCTTAACAGCATCATGCTCCACGCCCCTAGCCTTTATTATTCCTGCCTGAAAGGGCTTTATTATATTCATTGCGATTTGCTTGCGAACTTCTGCCATAGACCGCTTTAAATCATCGTCCGACAAAACAGCCGTGATAAATCCTAGATTGTGCAATATGCTATATAGCATTATTTGCTGTGGTGCGCTCAAATCCAGCATGTAGCCACGATATTTGTAATGATAGAACGCGTACACGAGTAGCCTGCGAAACTTGTTTTGTGCCACTTTGGCAGAGTTATCGGCAATGGCAATTGTAGAAGTGTTTTTAAACACTTTTTCAAAAACGCATCCTTGCTTTTCTTGATACGCGTGCAAAATTTTTGCGAAATACTCCGCGTTGAAATTTTGGTAATGCCCCCTATCCGCTTTGCCGTCTTTGTTTTTCGGCAAAAAAACATCTAACTCGCCTATTGCCGTCAACTCAAATGCTAGCTTAATATCGTTCAAAGTCAAATTTGCAAAATACTTGCGCAATATATCCAATATGCGTGTTTGAATATATTTCCATTCCTCTTCCTTACTAGGTATGGTGTAGCCGACATCCTTAGCAATGTACTTAAACAAAGGCTTAACATAAGCCGTTAATTCGAGCGCGTTATCATACTCGCCAATTTGCTTTTTTACGCTTGCCGAAAAAATTTCGCGTTCTTGTTCTGAAAGTCCCGAAAACGTTTCGGGCAATTCTGCCAACGCCCTGCGCACCTCGATAGCCTTTTGGCCTGCCTTTGGCCTTTGAACCATTAAGGCCACGCTTTTGCGCGTTTCGGGCAAATTCTTGCTTATAATTATCTCATTCATACGCACTACATCTTTAAGAATTGAAGAGCCTCATCCGCTATCACGGCATCCGCCCTATATTGCGCTTTCTTGTGTAACTTATTGCGCTCTATATCTGTGCGAATAAAACTCCTAATGGTGGCTAACCATCCGTTTTCGGTTCGCTTGGTATTACTGCTATCGCTCCAATCGCGCACGGCGTGATAGTAATATACTAAATCAACTTCCTCGTACTCAACACCTGCGAACTTTTCCAAAACAAAATCAATATTCGCCAAAACCGAATTTTCGGAAAAAAGCGTTTTTTTGTTCTTATTATAATATTCTTTTGTTTCTTGATTATCGTCTTTTGTATATGCCCCCCCGTTTTTTGTAGGGGCTGTTTTTTCAGTGGGCGAGTTTTTTGGGGGGGCTGAACATTCAGTACCCCCTTTTTTGGGGGGGGCTGTATTTTCGTCAAAAAGACTTGGCTCTTTTGGCTTTCTTTCAATCTCGCCAAACACGCCAGCTACATCGCTAATATAGTACCTTTGACCCTTTAAGCGGCCGTTCTCATGGCATGCCTTGCGCATACAATAACCTAGGTCAATTAACTCGCGAAATGCCCTTAAAATACGGCTTTCTTTTTCACCGAACTTGTCGGCCACTTGCGCTACACTCACCTGCCAATCTTTTGGCAAACTCAAAAGATAGCACAAAAGACCTTTTGAAAAAAACGTCATATTCGTGTCTTGCAGAATATCGTTATTTAGGATGGTAAAGTTACCGCCGCTGTTATGGCGGATAATTAAGTGATTTTGTTCCATAACTTTAAAAGAAAAACCCCCATCAACAAAGGCCATCACACACTTTGAAGATAGGGGAAAAGTTGCACTGCAAATATTTTTCGCTTATTGTGATGGAATAAGCCTGTTAATTTCTTTAAAATTGCCACCCACCTAGAAAAGATGAAACAAAACTAAGTGGAGTGGCCACATGAAGGAAGTTTATTGTCTTTATGTGTGTGCAAAGATAGTAAATAATATCCTACCTTACAAGCATTTCTATAAATTATTTTCATTCTGTCTTTAAAATTGGCGCATTTATTGGTAAAAATGCCTGCTTAACTAATGCCACATTATCCTCGCTTTCGTTCGGCACGAGCGAAACAACTGGGTAACGGCTATTGTTGTTAGGCTTTTGCGATGTGGCAAATTTAACGTTCAAATCAAAGATTATTCCACGCACAAAGCCTTTTTCTTGTAGAATGGCATCAAAAGTATTACGTACTTGTGGGATGCTGCTCGCCGCGCCCTTGGTAGTGAAAGTCCACACGCCAGCCACGCCGCGAACGGATGGAATAACAAAAGTTAGTGTTAAAATTACATTCCAACCATCAAAGCCAGCGCGCGCGGCTCGATTGGGGTACTTTCTTGCAATACCTCCCATCAAATCGGGATAGTCTGAAATTAGATAAGTAACGTATTTTTGCCCATTCCAAACGTTAAATGCTTGGCCATCCCCATAAGCTACAAGTCCGCCAGCATCGTCCCTATATTCGTACCGCTCCGCGCATACTTTTTCGGGCGAATTGTCTGGGAAAACAATCTGTATCGTTGACGGCTTTTCGCCGAACGCTTTTGTAAACAAAGCAGCATACTTGCCGCTTGGTATAAAGTAATCGGTGCTTGTGGGATATTCTTTGCCATTTCTGCCAACGACTTTTTTGCCCACATGCAAACTACCTATTCGGGGTAAGGCTAGCCCCCTATCGGGGCTAGGCCGTTTTATTCGTCCGTCCATAATTTACATATCGCTTAAATCAAGTTTCAAACTTGTGCTAATTTTCTCACTTTCGTTCTTTTCGGCTTGTTTTTGTGCTGAATTTAACGTTTGGCGTTCTGATTTTAACACATTTCGTTCATTCTCTGCATTTTGTGCAATAACGTCACTCTCTGAAATTGCCTTATCATCATTTGGCTTATCGTCCTTGTTGGCCTTTGTTTTTATCAGTTCAGAAAGCGACAAACTAATAACATTGCTTGTCAAGTCGTTTGTGTCGAGCGAAACAACGCCGCTGCACGCTACAAATGTGTTGTCGCGCTTTTTGTCCTCAATTTCGGCCAACCCCAATAAATGCGGTATCTTCAATTTCTCAACGCTGTCCGTTTGGTCTTTCAAATGATATGTTGGGAATTTTCGCCAATCTTTCGGCGCGAAATTAAACACCTTATCAATTGGATGCTTTTCAAAATTAACCTCCCACATCATTTTGTACAAGTGTAATTGCACTTCATAATCGGGGTAAAATCCTTTACGGCCGCTTTTGAAGTCAACTATTGCCGTTATTCGCTTGTCACTGCCTTTTGCCGCGGCCATCGTACAAGGGAGGTCAATCATACCAGCATAGTTGTATATTGGATGTACGAGCGCAATCTCAACGGCTAGCGGCCTAACATCGTAATCTAGTACGAATTGAGCAAATGCCAACACGTCTTTTTTCAGTTCGTCCGCGTAATGTATGAAATCATCGGGCAAACGATTATACTCGATGTATTCGCGTAATTCGTCTTTAAGGCCATCCAAATCGTATGTGCGTTGTATTAGCAATTTCTCAAATTGAGCGTGCATGAAAGTGCCGTAATTGGCGCGCTCCATCTTGTACCGCTCGGCCTCGTCAAAACCTTTGTCCGCTATCCACTTCGTTAAGTAAGGGTTATTCGGCATCGTTTGGCTTAAAATCGTGGTAACACTCGGATAAAATTGTGGCTCTCCATCTTCGTTAAAGCGGTAATAATAGCGATGCCCACTACTATTAAGTTGGAATACCCTGTAAGGCGGCTCGACAAGTGCGTCCTTGTCAAAGAAAATACTCTTTATTTCCTCGCTCGTTACGCCTTGCAGCAATTCAACTACTTGGCTTTTTTCTTGCTCGACCTCCGCGAATGTCGGAAATTGCTCGCCTTGTCCGCTTATTGCGCCCATCATGTTGGGCATGTTTTCTTTTTGTTCCATCTTTATTTTATTTTTCGTTTTCCTCAATTTCGGAATTTACAAAGGCCATACCCACACAGCCAATTACGGCCAACACGAGTAATCCACCATTAAGCGGCGACAATAACACACACGATGTGATAAGCACATACAGCATATTGCGTATTATCTGCAATTGGTGCGCACCGCACACCACATCACACACTTTTTTAAAGATTTTACTCATCACTCAAACCAAATAAAAAGTCGGCAGAGCATTCTAGTTCCTTGCAGATTATCTGCACCCATTCGGGCGCGATGTAACAAATGCGCCCACTTAAAAGCTTGGTCATATTCACCTGTTGCGAGGATGGTGTGCCTTTTGGCCACAACTTGGCGGCAAGGTCTTTTTTGAAAATCTTTTTGCCGTTCATTTCAGCCTTAATAAAGGCTTTTTTCAAATAAAAATCTTTCCTTTCCATATATTTTTTATTTATAAAATTTACAACCACAATCACGACACTCATACAACTTCCATTTTGTGGTAATTTCGGGTTCTGTGTCGCGGTCGAATTGACTCGATTTGTATTCGCCATCAATCACATCGCAATCGCCGCCACATTCGGGGCATATACTATCGCCCATAATTGTACACTGCATCAAATTTGCAAAGTCCTCACAAGTAGGCTTACTTATGCCTATTTCTTTGAAAACTCCACAAACCAAAATAAAAGGGGTGTTTTCGGCGATATTATCCTTTATTTTTCTCCCTTTTAAATATTCGTAGCTAATTGCGCCTGTGTATAATAAGTAGTCGCATATTCTTTCATTTGCTACATAGTAAGGGCATTTCGCTCGGTTGGCTAACGCCCTTAAAAATCTATCTTTATATATTCGCATTTGTGTCTGTGTAATTTTAGTTTTGTGGCCAAACTATCCGCCCTGTTATTGTTGACAACGGGCGGATAGTAACGTTTTATGTTGGGGGCTAATATCCAAATTGTGTTGGTGTCCCCATTTTAAGCGACTTCACTCGCTTTACCAATTTTTGGCCTAGTTTGTAGCTGTCGCCACATATACAGCGGCCTACAAAGCTATCTAATGTTATATCTTCTCTGCATATAGTTTTGGTAATGCCATTATCTGATAAAATGGTATCGCCAACATTAATCGCAGTTTTGTTTACTTCCTCAATATCGCAATCAACGACAAAGATACTACCGTTATGCTTGTAGCTGAATGTTACGTGGTAGATGTTCATATTTTTTTGTTTTTAAATTTCTAAGTAACCGCTTAGTCGGCCGTGTCAACCTTAACACAATGCAAAGATACTACTTTTATTTGAAATATCAAAACTTTTGCGTATTATTTTTAGCATTGTTGTTATATTTTTCTTGTTTCACAACAAAACAAAGCCCCAATATCGGGGCTTTGTTATTTAAGGTAGTTTGGTCGTGTGACCAAACAAATAGCCTAATGGTTGCGGCGTAAGTGTCCTAACTTCGTATTCACAATTATAGAAGAAGTAATCTTCATTATTACTTCTTATTGGTAAAAACCAAACGCAATAATTGCGAACGCCTTGCATATAAGCTATATCTTTTTTGTTTGGGCAAACAATTTGCCATTTAGACATGCCATAGACTTTCTTTTTACCTAAATTATTCTTTTCAATGAAAAGAACAATGTTATTAAGGTGTTCTTTGCCTGTTTGGGTAAACAAACGGTTATACCCATTTGAGCGTATAAGTTCTTTTTCTTCCTTAGATAAACCACGCATTTCTCTTTCGGTAAACTTAACGCTAAAATATGCGTTGAACTTTTCTTGCTTTGCTAGATATTTCATATAAAATGCCCGTCATGCCGATAGCGCAGCTTTTTTTTGTTTTTAGTTTTTTATAATTGCTAAGGTTCTTATTTCACAACCTTTTTTGAATACACATTTAAAGATGTTTCTTTTTTCTTGGCGTGAGATTAATTGCCAATCCCTTTGTAACGCCTGTTCTTGTTCTAATGCGAACTTTTTAGCATCGCGAAACAACTTAAATTTGTTGTCTTCCAAAACATCCCAACCATTGTTTTGGCTGTCTTCTGTAACTCTAACAATAAACTTTTTCATTTTTTTGTTTTTTATTTTTTTCACGGAAACCGCCGTGTCGGTCGTGTTGTTTATTAATCACATTGCAAAGGTACAAAGAAAAACCGAATTACCAAAACTTTCGGGCATAATATTTTAGGTTTGTGCTGTTTTTAACTTCGTTTAACCAAAACAATAAGGCATAACACCATACTTATAAATAGCGGACTACATATTATAATGCTAAAAATGGCGAAGTATCTCACGACACTCCGCCACCTAAACCAATGTATGGTACTTTCTAACCTCAAAAAACAAATAATATGAAATTACTTAATCAATTGTATGAACTCTATATCGGTAATCGTTGTATTCGGATTGTCACTAACCGCGTTCACCTTTCGGCTTTTGATTTTATTTGTCCGCCAAAAAAGGAAACGCTTGTATCGCACTTCTTCGATTATCCGTAACTTATCGTACGTTTGGAGCGCGCCGACAAACTGGCCTTTATTATTAATACAACCATCGAGCCGAAACCACTTATTGGCGGCCGAAAAACATCGCAAAGTGTCTACCTTGTAAATCGTATCACCATGAATATACACTATACTATCACGCACGCGTGTGACTATTCTAGCAGTAGTGCGCATATTCATGTGCGTTACACTTCCTAGATGCTTGTTTTTAACCCCCATTTCCTTGGATAACTCCACATCATCGGGGCGATATTTCTTCAAGTCCTCAATTGTAAGCGTTAAGCCATGCACACGCACCGCGTTAAGGCTGTCATTAACCTTGTAACGCTCTACGCTCTGCATTAGCGCACCGACATTAGCGCGCTGCATGCTCTCTTTTTGCTTGTAGCGGCTTGCTAGCCGCCAACCAATACAATTTGCCACAATAAGGCCAATCAAGGCCACCACGGCAATTAAATAGATGTATTTTTTGATTTTAGCCATAACTTTACTTTTTAAGGATGTGCTTGTATTCGGGAATAGCGTTGAAACAGGGACAATCTTTCAAATACTCCCATTTGTTGATAATTCCGTTTCCGTTCTTATCGGGGCTGAAATCGCGGTGACCTGCGATTTTCTGAACATTCGGGAAACGCGCTACCAGTTGCGTTAAAAGCCACTCTAAGGCGGCCTTTTGTTCGGGCGTGCGCGTGTCGGCTGGCCTGCCTTGCGCATCAAGGCCGCCCGCGTAACATATTCCAATGCTTGGCGTATTGTAGTTAGGCGTGTGTGCGCCTATCTCGTTTATATACCTGCCTACCTCTATCGTTCCATCCTGCGCTATAACGAAGTGATAGCCACAATAATGGCCGCTCATTCTTTGCTTGTGGAAGTCGCGCGCCTTGTGCCACTCGTCAATAACACGCACGTTGGCCACTACGTTAGCGCGTGTGGCTGTACAATGCACAATAAGATACTTAATTTGGCGGTCACATTTGGCCGTCTTAATATAATTCGTTAATTCTTCTCTGCTCATTTTACTTTGTTTTTCTTATCAAATTCTACTTCTTCGGGGTGTTCCCTCTCATAACGCTCAATTATCTCCTTAACATGCGCCGGCAACGCTCGTGTAAACTCAAAGCGGATAACGTGATATATAATGTGTAATACCATTCGGCGCGGATAAGCAATAACTAAGTTTCTAAACGCGTTTTGGATATATACGTATTCAAATATGTAGCTTAGAGTTTTAACCACAATCAAGGAAACGTTCTTATCGCCCTGTAAACTCATAACCGTATATATTACGTATATGATTGTTACATAAAGCAATAATTCGCCTAGCGCATTTTTGAACTTGCTAAAAGAGAAATTGCGGCATCGCTTAATTGCTACGCCGTCCGCTCGCATTCCTGCCCAAATGTTAAACCCAAAAACCAACACTAGCGCATAGATATATGTACTAGTGGCAGTGTAATACGCCAATATTGGCGCAATGGTGCTAACTATCAGTAGCCGCACTTGCTCTAACGTGAAAATCTTATCAAACATAATTATAGTATTGTTGTTATGTATATTATTGTGAATGCTGTCACCTCGCCAATGTAATAAGGTCTAGGCAATTTCAATATGTAGTATATGCACCATAAGGCTATAACGCATATTATTGGTATTGGATGGAATGATAACGCCCAACCTACACCACAGACTAGCGCAATAATCGCCCCTACGCTGTGCATCTTGTCCACCTTGTAATGTGGCGATATGGCCACCATCATAAGGCCAAAAACAGCAAACAATGCTAGAAACTGGACACTTCCGCCCTTGTCAAGCATTGGCGGCAACAATAGCCCACCACTTAGGGCTATGGCCGTGGAGAATGCCCACGGCCACTTACCTATATAATAATTGTCACTTACGTACTTTTTAATGCCGTAAGAAAGTGCCATAATGATAAGATAGGCACTTAGTACAATTGCACTTGCTATCGCCATATTACAATGTTGTTTTTAGTTCGAGTTTCTTCGGATAACCTTTCTTGTAGTCGTAATTGTTGACTTCCTCAATCGTTTTGAGCAAACCAACTGCGTGGATGTGCGATTGTGTGCAATTGTAGGCATCATAGGCGTAACGGCCTACTTCATCCAACAACCTCAAAGCCAAGTCGCAATTTACTTTCAACTGAACGCCTTGTAGCCAAATCTCGCATTCTTGCTTACCACCACTCTTAATCAGTTCAATGGCCTTGCGCGTGCCTATGCGGTCTTCGCGGTTTATCCACGCGTTAAAGCCATCGAGAGAAAAAGAGTTGACCTCTGTCGATTTGTCGTACTCTCTTATCTCTTCAATCTTGGCGGCAATGGCATTTCTTAACTCGTCTTCTGCTGTCTGCATAGGCTCAACAAATTGTGTATAGCCTGCTTTTTCGTATTGCTCGGCTGTTGGATTTAAGACCAACATGCCATCTAACTCAATTGCTTTTGGGGCAAAATTGCCCTTATTGTCTATGTATCTCATAACTTATTATTTAAATTCGCTCATTGGCCTAATTCTATCACCTAGATTTGCAAAATTGTAGTCGACACGATATTTCTCAACACTACCATCAGGTACATATAGTTTCCATGTATTGTTTCCTAATGCGAAATCAAATAAATACTGGTTGTTTGCCGCATTCTTCTGAGGAACTTCAATAGAGTGCATTTTTACCCATTTCAAATTTTTACATTCCCAAATTGCGCCATGCCCCCACTTAAAGTTTTGTGCAAGAAATTCTATCCCTGTTAATTGCGTTTTGTAAATTGATGCCCCTATAATTTCAACTAGACTACTTGGAATGGTAATTATACCTCCTAGATTTGGGCAATTATAGAAATCTCTTATAAGGTATTTCAACCCTGTAAAGTATTTTATTTCTTCAAAACTTCTTAGTTCTGTTGAACTAACAAACAAGCCACCTGTTAATGTTTTATTCGCGCTCGGCATCCGCTCTAATGAACGTATATTGTTAATAGATAGATTTTCAAGCCTATCCTTAAATACTTGTTGGGCATAGGGGTCAGTAAACTGCAATTGTTGTTCTCCCCATGCTTGTCGCATAAGTCTTAATCTTGTCAAACTCATGTTATTACCCCCCCCCGTTTACATTCGTTAACAGACCAAGTAGCAAAACGAATATCATTCTTATCATAGCCATATATCTAAGTTGTTAAAATAAACCATTTCTTAACCATTTCGGCTGCTGTGTCGCTGTCGCGAAAATACCTCGCATTGGCTGGTATCTCCATAACTGATAATATAGGAAATTCGGCCAATGGTGTAAAACCATCCTGCCTTATTGATTTAATCAATACTTTATCCTTGTCATAAAATGCACCATATTTAATAGGGTACTGACCTGTTAGGAGTTTTTTGCAGTCGGCTGGTATCTCATGATAGTTTGATGTGTCCCAACCATTATAAGCTTCATCTTTGCCCAAAGCATTAATGTAGCTGTTTTTTACTCCAAGTTCGTTCTTTATACTTTCAGAGCGGTCTACCGCTAATATCTGCATTATCTTCCATCTTCTCATAATTCTACCTCTCCCATGATTATAATATTGTTAACTATACTAGCTTGGTAGCGTTTATTCGCGCGAACTGGTGTTACATAGCCGTTGAGCCACTTCAATGTAGCGGGCAATGATAGATTAGTAGGCGTGGCAGGCGATTGGAACTCAAAAGCGTATTCGTTAACGATGTTAGGAACTGCCGCACCTAGCGTTAATCTTAGTTGCGCAACCTGTCCCCAAACGTGCATTGCATTCGGGGTTAGGGCAAATGTAGTGTCGGCCGTGCCATGATTAACGAGCCTTAGCCAACCAGTGTCGCCCTTGTCTCCTTTTTCGCCTTTTTGTATAGTTTTAGCATGGTCAACAGCCTCCTGTATCTTCCTTTTTGCATCGTTGACAAGTTCGTCAAAATTGCCGCCCTTGCCAACTTCTACCCAATCGCTTTCGTTATTTGAAAAAGTGTCGGCATTACAATAATATAATGTTCTTTTCCTTGTGACCTCATCGACAAGGCTAATAAGCATTATCTTATTTTTAAAGGCATAGCTGTCGCCAATTTCGCGTAATACTCTGCCTATTGTTGTTACGCTACCAATGGTTGAGCCGTTATATACGTCTACCACACTATCTAAGCGCGATTGTAATATTTCAAATGGCTTACTTACCATTTCAGACCATTCAGACCACTCGCCACGATTAACTACACCACCTCCATAGTTATCCAACCCATAATATCGCCAATACTTGCGCGGACTACCGTTAATTTCACTACTATTGTAGCCACTCTTTACTTTTAGTTGCGTTTCAAATACTTCAATAAAAGTGTAACTGCTTAAATTGCCGTATATGCTTAATGTTCCGACGGCGCGGCCGTATTTATTTAGTACAATAATACTCGCATCTTTGTTGTTCTTCAAGAACTTAACAGCATCTTCCACAGACGAGGGAAACGTTTTAAGTTCCTCAATTGTCATTGTAGTTTTTTTCGTGGATTGCAGATTAACCCAATCGTTAACATCCGAACTCCAACTACCATTTTTATTGTAATACATCACATATTCGTTAGACGATTTTTCGATAAATTTTATCGTTAAACCGCCCTTTTTGTAAGTTTGCGGAACTTTCGCAATAGCGGCGGCCAACTCAAACGAACTATCGGCGTTAAGTTCGCTCACGTTTATTTCTGTAACGTATTCAGACGAAACAAAGCCGCTTGTATCGACTAACAAAACTTTATTCCATCCGCCGCCATCAAAGACTAACATGGCCACCTCACCCTTATGCAACTCTAACCCACCATAATTGCGGTAATTTCCGCTTTCAGTTGCGAAATAAATACATTTTGCCGAGGTGTCGGGCATTTGGTTTGCATCGGCCAAACCTTTAATATTGTAGTCACTGCCGAACGTGTCAACAAATCTTACAAGGATGTTCTGTAAAATATCTCCCGTTATTTCTTGGCGGCCGTTATTCTTGATAACATTCTTAACGGCATTCTTTAAAGCATCGTACTTGTTCATATCTTCTTATTTTTGTTTTACAACGTAATTTGTGTTGTCTTGATTATTCAATTTCTCGACTTCCATATTGTCGAAATAATTGATAGTTTCTAACTTGTCGTTTGTCACCAGTGCCATACTCTGCCCCGCTGGTATTACTCCGACAATCGGCACTACCTCACCATTTATTAAGTAAGCATCGGCCGTTACCTTAACATCGTACACTAACAAAGTATCTGCGAAAATTCTTGCAAAATTGTTCTTGTACACACTAAATTCTAATATAACATTTGCCATGCTAACGCCATTATCTGTGTTAAAGTCGTTGTTAAAATCGCCGTTAAAATCTCCACCTTTCAAAATGGTTTGGAAATTGCCTATTTTTTTTGCAATAGTGGCCGTTTCAAACTCCACTTCAACACTTGCCAAATCTCCTTGTGTCTGCCACTTTGTCGACATTAAGAACGTATCACAATCATACTCACGCCCTACTTCATCAGTGATTAACACGTTATCGGCCATCCTAATGAAACGCATAGCATCGCACAGATATTCGGGCGCAATGAACGTGAATTTGTATACTTTTTCAGATAGTTGCTTTTCGGGGAAAAAGTAGCCATCGCGCGTTTCGCCCTCCTCCACAAACTTGTATTCGGGCTTACCAATTTTTGAATTAAGATAAACCACATTGTGGTATTTCATCCCTGAATAAACTATGCGGCCATCCTCTAATAAGAAATCTTCATTATCCCACCATTCGACCTTTATGTAGCCATCAATAGATGATACATTTGTAAGCATTTCACTGCACCATGTGTCCACACCATCGGATATTTTAATGTAAAATATTCCTAGTGGTATATTGATGCTCAAAGGCAGATACGCTGGATATACTATTACGTCATATCCATACAACTCGAAAGGCTTAACTACTAGACCCAAAGAAATAATATCATTGGTTATATCGCCTACCAACTCGCCATCGCGCGTGTATAACTCCACACTCTCTATACTATCATTTCGGTGCGGCCTTACGATTTGAAAGGGCAAAAGCATGCCGTTGGGGCTGAACAAATTGTATATTGCCCCAAACGCATAACTCTTATTGTGGTTCAACCACTCTTCTTCTTTTTGAAATGCGAGCGGCGTAAAATTGTTATTCTGTATCATATTTCAAAGTCGCCTTTATCGTCCTACTACACAAATTTACGGATATTTTTTCAAACTGGCCATTGCCTAGTAACGTTTTTACCAATTTACGAGGATTTGGGTCGTAAATTCCTGCTGGGAAACTAATTGTTTGTTTCTTTTTCTTGTCTACTTTAATCGCGTGCGTATATTCTTTATTCATGATTATTAACCTAGCAGGCAAATCGTGTCTGTAAAATTTTTCTTGCAAGTAAACAAACGACATATAGCCGTTTTGCAAGGCGTATTTAACATTGTCAATTTGTTTCGCGTAAAAGGGTAATTCGCGCAACCCATCGACTACTTTTGCATCGACTACGGCAAAGTCCATCCATCCATAACAATGAAACATAATGCTATCTACATCTTTTGGCACGTCAATTAACACTTCTTGCAATTCATTAGATGCAAATAAGCGAATTAATGTTCCCTCGTAATCATCACCGCGACAATACACAGGGGACAACCAAAGACCAGCTTGCTCGACTCCGTTCTCAACATGCTTTTTTACATACATCTTGAACTTTATGCGATGCCCCCTAACGCCTTTTTTGATATAATATTTCTTATCCGCGCGCCCGTCTTTCTTATTCTGATACTGCAAGAAATAGCCGTTATAGTCGCTTTTCGTGGCGGTCGCCTGTACAGCCGCCATAACGACAAATCCGTCCTTACTTATGTTCTTTGGGTTTAACATGATTAAGTCCACATCGCTCGAAAAATTACCAACGTTAATTTCTTCAATTTTGCCCTTTTGAACATAGTTACTTTTTATTTCAATCGGGAAACCATCAAACGGCTCGGTACAATCATCCATCCACTTAAATTGATAGCGTTCTGCCATATCGAATTTGTCAAATGAATATTCGCCACGTGCGAAACTCCACGGCTTACCATTGCGCGCGTTTTTTAACTGCGTTAGGTCATAGCCTACTTGCGCTTGTCCGTCGTAAGTGCCGCCATTGTTGAAATAGCTAATGTGTTCAATGTGTAGTTTTTTGTCTTCAATAAACCAATAGCACCGACAAGTGTCACGCAGCATATTGAATAGCATTTGTAATGTACACAATACTTTTTGCGCTGGGTCTTGGTATTCGCTTACAATTACGTTACTTTTTGGCGTAATAAACAACCTTTGTTCTTGTCTTGTAATCGGATTTACCTCGCCATAAAGAAACTTTGAGCATGTTTCGTCACTCACAAATCGCACATCACTAACTTTTTGCAATAAAACGTCAATACAACTCCCCAACTCATAGGCGTCCTTTAACTCAATATCCGCGCGGCCGTCTTCCTCTGCAAGATTGTCCTCAAACTTAAACTTGAACCAAAAAGAAAGCATATCCCACGTATCTTTACCAATTGGATAGTACTTTTCGCTATAATATGGCGGCATATAGTATAGGCCATCTTCTCGCTTTCCGTACTCTGTCGGCTCTTTACTTCCTCGTGACGTGGTAACGATATTGCCCATATTGTAGCCGATTGCGTAACGATAATTACGATTGTTCTCCACTAAGTCATCATCGGCAATTTGGTAAGTATCTTTATCTAGAATTTTCGTTTTGTCCAACAAAAGCCTTGAAAATACGCTTACATTCTTTATCTCGACCTTAACGGAATGTGTTACAAATTGGTCGGGCTTTGGTTTATTGCCAACATTATGTACACCATCATTCTCAACATTAGAGTATATGAGTTGTTCAAACTCTATTACACCGCCTTTTAAAATGCGGATATAGCTGTAATTTGTCGCCCTGTTTATGCTTAACTCGATGGTGTATGTTGCATCGTCAACCCTTACTAATTTATGTGTTGTGTTATTGCCATTATTCTGCGTGTTTGTCAGATTATATGTGCCGTGATACTCTGACGTGTCTTGCCCATAACCAACGCCAAAAACGGCCGCGGTTATGTTCTCATACGTTTTTGCAAAGTTGTACTTCCTTAGTAGTTCATTTATGTTGTCAACACGTTGTTTAACTTCTTGCTGCCAATTTGACCCCGAAAGGAAACACGACACGTATTTGTCACCTTTTTTGTAGACTTGAATTAAAGGCCGTTTTGTCAATAACAAATGCTCTGTGTGTGGTGCTAGCTGAATAAGATTGTACTCTTTTTCTAAGCCTGCCAAAACGTCCGTATATTCGTCTATAATGTTGGGTTGAACGCTTAAAACCTTGTCGAACTCGTCTATAACGCAATCGGTACGCATAAACTTGCCATTCCAATAATTAGTCCATGTTTTGCCAAAATCGTTAGACTTCTTAATAACGATGTTGTATATCGTATCAAATGGCGCATTCATTATCAGTTCATAGTCTTTGCGCAAAAAAGTAAGCTTGCCATTTAGTTTCTTGCGAAAAAACTTTTGTCCGCTTTCTTGCTCAAAATCTATGCTCAAATCGTCCTTATAAATTGGGGCGGTCGCGTGTTCAACTGCGTCCGTCCCCAACCTTAGATAAAACTTGTATATTGGATTTATCATTTTCTTATAATTTTACGTGTCAAATTCTTGTATTGAATAATGGTTGAGCCGTCTGCATCATTGTACACTTTGCGTTCGTTCTGCTCGCGAATGCCCCGAACATTGTCGCTCAACTCGCTTAAATTCGGCTCGCTCTGTTTCATTGTCAATTCAATTCCACGGCCTGCAAATGCGTTTGAGAAATTCTCCTCAAAAGTGCCGTTGTTAAGCGATTTGATAACATCGGGAATAACACGGCGGTAACGCTTGGAATTGCGTTTGTTTATAACTGCGAAAAACTCGCCGCCCTCCGCTCTACGTTTCGTGCCGTCCTTTTTCGTACCTAAATCGACATCGTTTCCGCTCTGATGTGAGCCGCCCTCCAATAATTCGACAGTACCCTCGCCGTAACTCTCTGATTGTGAACGTGTCATTTGCATTGCCTTTATTTTGGCGAAAGCAAACGAACCCCACATAACGGCAAGGGCTGGAATAGCCCACGGGAAACCCAGTTGTTTCCAAATCATAGTCGAGGCCGTGACCATATTGCCAATTTGCTCTAACGCCTGTATTGCGGCCTGCTCGCGCTGTGCTTTTTGTTGCTCCTTTAACGCTTTTTCTTGATTTTTCTTCGCCAAATCAAGTTCTTTTTGAGCATAGGCCACATTAGAGGCATATCCATTAGCACGCGCCTCGCGCTCGGTATCTAACACTTTTTGTGCATTGGCTACCCTATTATCTGCGCGCTTTACCTCTGCATCGGCGGCGGCCACCTCTGCGGCAATCCACGTGTTAAGAGCATCAAGCGCATAGTTTAGCGATGTATCAATAGCTTCTTTTTGCTCGTCTGACAAATTAAGCCCTAACATGCCATAAATAGAGCCGCTTTGCTCTTTGGTCTTGCTCTCGCCAATCTCTTGGTTTATCTTCTCAATAGTGTTCTGTATCGTGGCAATCTCAATATCTGATAATTGAGTACCAGCAATTTTGTTCAGTTCCAAAATTTTTTGCAAGCGTGCTTTTTCGGCCTGTAAACGATATTGTGTTTTGCGCTCCTCTGAATTTTTCAACAACTCAAATTCACTATCTGCTAGTGCTTGTTGTTGGTCAAATATTGCTAATTGCGCCTTTATGTACTCATCGGCCACACCTCCGCGCTTGGCATCGAATTTCGCATTAATATCGCTAGTATCTTGTCTTTGGTCTGTCGGCTTGGCCGCATTTTCTTTTAGTGCCTGTTGTCGCTCATTCTCGATTAACTCTAACTTCAATTGCTGTTCTTGCTCACTGCCTTTCTTCACGGCATCTAGGCGCAATTTAATGGCATCGGCCTGCACTTTCAGCATTTCTGTTTCGTGCTGCTCCTCCATATCCTTTAACACTTGGTTTTGCTTTTCCTGCAAAGCGGCAATAGTGTTGGTTATATCGGTGCGCCGCTGTACCTCATTAGACTTCAACAACGTTAATGAGTGCTGCAAGTCCTCTACTTGTCGAGTGTAATAGTATTCGGTGCGCTTGCGCTGCTTGTCATAGCCCTCTTCTAGTAGGTCTAATTCTGCATCTTCTGCTTTTCTTTTAGCTGCTAGCGTTTCTTGATATGCCCTTTCAGCCGCCGCGGCCGCTTTCTCGGCTGCCTTGTCGACTTTCTTCTTATTGCTACCTGTCGGCGTATAGTCTGTAATGGTCTTTGTCTTCTCTGGCTCTACATTTGTGGCTGTCGATTGTGGCAGTACGATGTTATCCAATTTCTTGCCGCTAGTCGCTTGATTAAAGCCATCAATAAAAGCCTTGCCAATATTCTTGCCTGCGCTTATAACGTCATTATTGACTTCGTCAGAAGTTTGTTTGACTGCCTTGCCAAAACTAAGAAGACTATTCTTAAAGCCATTTGTAATGCTATTACGAATACCATCCACGCCTTTTTTAATCTTGTCAAAATCAAAGTTGACAATACCCTCCATCGTTTCGCCAAAGCCTGCCAACACTCCCGTTACCGCCTTGAATGCGCTTTGAACGCTCGTAACAAACGCATCAAGCAGACGGCCAAAACCTTTAAACATATCTATTACAAGGTTGTTCAGAAGTCGGCCGACTTCAAACAATATTTTGAATTGCGCCACAACGTTAGCCACGGCCAACCTAACGGCTAGCGTTTTGTTGTACATGTTTATAACCCAATTCACAACGTCTATACAGCCCTTAACGACAGCCGTTAGCCACTTGGTAGCAATTAGCTTGATTTGGTCAATAGCGTCTTCAAATCCTTTGTCTGTCACATCAAATAATGCGCTCATGGCATCGTTAAGTTCGGATGTGGCCTTTATCTGCTCTTCCTGCGCCTTGCCCCACTCTCCCGTTTGCTCCTTGGCCTTGTCTATGCTGGTTGTCATTGTGTCCAACTGCTCAATTAGCTTTATACCTGCATCCGCGCCGTTTTTTCCGAATACGTTTTTTAGAATTGCGCCTACCTGCGTGCTGTTAGCACCAAAATTCTTCATCTTGGTGCTAACCTCCTGTATAACGTCAAACGTATTGCGCGCGCCTGTGGCTAGGTCTTTTTGAACTTGGTTAACGTCAATACCAATGCCTTTCATTGCATCCTGCGTTGCCGTTGACATTTCGCGAATTTTCTTAGATGCCATTGTGATGGTATCTAGCCCTTTGTCGCTAAAAATGCCGCTGCGCGTTTGCGATAAGATAGCCACCATTTGGCTCGCGCTTATGCCTGCATCGTGGAATGTGGCCGAATAGTTCTGTATCTTGTCGAGCATATCCCCCGACAAGTCCGCGCCACTGGCATAACCATCCTCGACAACTTTTAAGGCTTGTTTTGCATTTATCCCAAAGTTGGACATAAGCGCATCAACGGTCGACAACGTTTCTTTGTAGTCGTGTCCCATCACATCGGCGCATGCCTGTATTTCATTGCGCACGCTAATTAGTTCCTTACCACTTAGCCCCGTGAACTCCTTAGTTAGTCGAGTGGCCTCTACTAGACCTGCATTGTAGTCGTACCACCATTTAAAGGCCGCGCCGGCTGCTGCTATCCCTGCGATGCCTAAAAAAACGGGGTTAGCCATCAACGTCAAAAGCGATGCCCCCAACGCCTTAACGCCGTCACCAATGGCGGCCAATGCGGTCTTAACGCCGCCGCCGCTCTTTCCCACCTCGATAAGGCTTTCACCAAACTTATTGTTCAGACCTAGGGCGGATTTTATTTTTTCCTGATAGCCCGAAACGCCGCCGCTTATGCTCTCGAATTGCTTGCCAAAATCGCCATAATTGCCCACATTAAGCTGGTGCTTGCCTGTCACTTCTTGTAGGCGTTTCATTTCCTCGTAAATCTCGGCCGTTTGCTTTACAAGCTTTCGCCCCTCCTCGGTCTGTTCACGTTCTGCGCGTGTCATGCCGTTGAGGTATATCTTATTGATAGAATATTGCGCGGATAGTTTATTGTAACTACCCTCGGCCGACTGCGCTAGCTTAACGTTAAGTTTATTCAGTTCATTAGCCTCGCGCGTGGCCTGCTTTAACTCCGCTATCTTCTTGGCGGTTTCGCTCTCCGCAAAGGCTGTTTCGCGGTACGCGCGCGCCAACTTCTCGGCATCACTCGATGCCTTGCGCGTGGCTTGCCGCCCCTCCTCGGTCGCACCACTTACGCCCTTTAAGCTAGCCGTTAATTGAATGGCCTCGCCCTTAATGTTCTTGAGCGTGTTGGTGTACGTGTCCGAAAGTTCGTCTAGCTGCTTAATTAAGTCCGTTATCGAGTTATCGGGCGAAACTAAATCTTTGTAATGTATGGGGTTTACTTCTGTTGCCATATTTAGCTGTTCTTTTGCGCCTATTGGCTTTGTTCTTGTCCTGTCGCGTATCTACTCACTTAACGCCATATAAGGCCGCTAACGCAAATCAATGCTTAGCCGCCTTATTCTGTCGCTTAACTTCATCTTCCATATATTCGTAAGAATTGAAAAACTCTAACACGGTAAATTCTTTCGGGTTTACATGTAAATGTTTACTCAAAACAAGACACATGTTTTCAAATTGCTTGTCGTACTTAATTTCAACGCTCTCTTTGCCCTCGTACGATTTGGGCTTAGCATACGTTATCAGTACGTTCGTAATCTGCTCTATCTGCTGCTTTGTTTGTTCATTGTTCCCACCCTCTGCTATATCCTGCAAAACTAGCATCGTATGCCGCTTTAACTGGTCGTAGTACTCCTTAGTTGAAACATCGTCAAATGAGTTTGGAAAATAAACGCGCAAGTCATCTTCTATTTTTTTTTTGACCGCTCCAAACTGGGCGGCCAAATCGCTAACACTAACGCTACTAAGCATGCCTAATGTTTCGTGTAAGGCATCATCGGATATATCATTACGTGGTACTCCGTCAACTTCTGCCACAAGGCACGCGAATGCGCTGTGTTTCGGGCTTAATTCAGCCTGTACAGCATACAAGTTTTGCCGCATGTTTAACAATTCTTGCCCCGCTGCATCCTTGTTGCCGTTTTGGATGTACCGCACAACGCGCTCTATATGCGCATCGAAGTCAGACAAGTCCGACCCTATTCCTGCATCGACTAGCAGCAGTTTGTTGTACTTGTGAAATCGCTTTATAGGCAATTCCGAAATATCATCGTACAACTTCACTACATGCTTACCTAGCTTTATTTGTTTCATAATAGATAACGCGTTAAGGGTGTAGCGAAAAGTGGCAATGCAATATAACTTGCATCGTGCGATAACACGATTAAGATAAAGGTGAGCAAACAGCACATCCACCAACTTAAACAAAAGTCACAATGCGCCATCTTAGAGAAAAACTCATTGCCTTTAACTTGCAAATGCTCGATAATTCCTATCTTGCGCAAAAACAAAAGGATAAAAGCGGCCAAAAAGGACACTAATATAACTGCATTCAAAAATTTTACTTCCATATTTTCTTTATTTTATTCGTAACAAGGCTCGTTGTATTTTATTTCTCCCTCAATCCTACAAGCCCAATAAGGGTGCATAAGATACTGGTTTGTCGTTTCGTCCAATGTATAGCCTTTATAAATATTCTCTGATAGTTCGTATATCTTATTGAACTCATAGCCGCAATTTGGATGCTTAAACCCTCCGTTCAATTCGCGCAATAGCTGTGCTTTCAACTGCTCCGTATTGCGGTTTTTGGTGCTGTTGTACACGTGGCGCAAATCCACCCACACAATTAACGCGAATGGTGTTTTGATTGTGTTCTGTACACCTCGGTTGTACGGCTCTATTCTGTGCGGCTCGTTAACATCGAAAAATGCGAAATTGCCTATATTTCCATCGGGGCTAACGCCTAGATAGTCGTTATCATAGTTGCCCTTGGTGTAATTCGTGCCGCCTGCATAGACAAACGGCTCTTTGTAAGTCCTGCCGTTAACAACTCGCGTAATACGTTGCGCGCGCCCAAATATGGCATCTAGCCAGCCTATTGTTTCGGCTAAGCCTAGCTGCAAATCCGCTATTGCCTTGTCTAGCATAACAGCATTATCCATTATTGGCGTTATTGCCTTTTTGTTTGTCATTGCCCTCATTTCGCTAATTTGTCTTTTAATTTCTTCATAATTTCAGGGTAAATGTACTCCCAAATCAACTCCGCGCGATGCTCTGCGTTTAAGCCCATTATTTCACCATACTTTTTTACCAATTCTTCCGTTTTAAAATCGCTGGCTTTAATCGTAAAACTTTCATTGCCAACTTCAATGAAAAAAGAACTTTCAAACTCGCCCTCATCACGAAGTGTTACGCGGTTGGTAGGTTGCCCCTTTTCCTCTTTAATCTTTATCGTAAGCGGCCTGTAAGGCTGGTAATCTGCAATTGACATTCCGAGCGCGTTCTCGCCTTGCTCGTATAGCTGTACTTCCGCATTCATATCGACAATATACGGTTCATTGTCGATTATGATTTGCGCAATATACTCACCATTTGTTAACTTATCGTTGAAATCGCGCAACTTGTCTGCGAGTTCTCGAAATATCATTACACCACCCTGTATTTAACGCCATGATTGTTACACTTCAAACAAATGCGGTCTATCCCTTGCGTATTCAATCGCAAGGCCGCATAGGTCTTTTTTAATTCATGCCCTAGGCCGTTAGGTCTTGTGCCACTGGTGTTGCCGTCCAGTTCATAAAGCAAGTCCATACGGCTGGCGTTGACTTGGTTTCGGTTAACCCTAGTTTCGGGATTGAGTGCCATTGTGCGCAAGACTATGGCCGCTACTTGCTGCTGCAATGCTGTTGCAAAAATGCTGCGTTGTTCAACAATGAACTCCGACAAGTCACACGATACGGACACTTCCAAGTTTAGCCCAAAATTGAATGTGCTTTGATAGATTATATCGCCATTATCGAACAATTCGGGGCGGTTACTCCAATTCTTGTCAACGCCTTTCTTAAACGGGCTAATTTGTAAGTATTTCGTAAGTTCTCGCCAAACATTAACGTCACCCATATTGCACGTACCGCACGGCTCTCTACTCCAATCTTTCGACACGTTAATACTTTCCATGCCAATAGGCAAGGCGTTTTGGTCATAACCAATATACCATGAGCCGCCCGAATTGGTGCTATTGCTCATATATGGAAGATACCAGTCTTTGGGCGAAACCCAAACAAACATTCCATTGGCCTTTGTAATTTCCACATCGACAAACGAAATAGGCTCAATGCGTGACGAGTGGAACAAGTATAGCCTAATCACACCAGTTGCGCCAGACACTTGCAGCCCTATGCGTTCTATCTTGGCAGTAACTCCCATGCTGCGGACTGGCGTTAATTCCATGCCTACAAATGAGTTGGTGTTTTCGATAACATTGTTAATGCGGCCTGCACCATCAAAAAAGCAAACGCGGTCGAGTAACGTTTTAGTTTCCTCGGCCAACTCCTTAGTTTGAATGAATGTTTGCACCATTTTCCGAATACCTGCGCGCGTTAGGTCTTGTAAGTACTCGTTCAATAGGTCATATCCTGCCCACGGCTTATCACCTGCGCCGAAATCTTGTCGCGAATAATCATCGTTAAAATCACTTACATGAGTGTCGGGAATTTCGTTTACACTCTCCCTTAGAGCAATGTAAACTCTATCCCTATATATTACCTTTTGGCCGCGGTGGTACGTTCTAAACTCGTTCCATTCAGGATAATGAAATATAAAGTCTTCGGGGATAATCGAGCGTATATTGTTAAGTGTAACAAGTGGGTGCGCATCTTGAAAAAGTAAGCCGCTTTCGCTCTTTGTCAAATCCTCGTTAATTGCCTTGGCTGGATTGTAGTCTTGCCGCCATCCAACCAAACCCAACAACTTATCTTCGATATAACCTAGTCTATACATATAATCTTTAAAAGCAAAGTGAGGGGATAGGGCTTAACCCCACCCCCCCTCGGTACACATTATGAAAACAACAAAGTTAAACCGCTTTGGTCTTAACTGGATTAGTGGCATCGTTCGTAATGAATACGGGATTTGCCGACGGCACGCCACCAACCGGCCTTTCGATTTGGAACTTCATCACGGGGTTAGCGATTGTAGTTGGTGCGCTGTTGTACGCTACAACAAAACAAACATCAATGCTAAATCCGTAATATTCCTTGGGGCTGCAAGTAAGGTCAGCCGTGCCTTTTCCGTTGGTCGCACTTTGGTCGCCCGTGGTGTCTGTCTTATGATAACCTAGAACAAGGTCAAACCAAGGTAACATCACCGTTCCCCACTCGTGGCCAGTTGATTTTGCGTTACGCGCGGCATCGCGGTCTACACGTGTAAGAATGGCGCAATTACCATCCTCAACCACATAACCAGTACCAAACTTGCCACTCTCGTTAGCAATTGAGTTGGTATAGTGTAGAATTTTGTCGGTGAACTCCAAACGCTTGTTCTTCTCGTTGTAAACACCGCTCTGCGCTAGCTGCCTAACGTTAATATCAATTCCCGAATTACCGATAACGTGCAATTGTCCGCCGTACTTGTTAGCACGCATCATCGCGCCGCTATCGCCTAGAATGCTCTCACGCATGAGCCAAGGCACGTTAATTACATTGCCTGTCTTATCGTAATAAGCTGGGTTGTTGAACACTTGCGTTTTGTTCAATTCCAAGGCTGCTACTGCTAGGCTGTCAATCTTCTCAAGCAGAGCGCGCGCGCAATTCTGATACTTGCGTAACATATCGCGCTGCAAACCAATGCTATTGTTAGAGTAGGCAGACGGCACAATGGAGAAACCTGTACTCAAAGTTGTCCAAACGAGTTTGTACAATTTTGAAGTATTGTCATTGTCTGGGATGGTACACGAACGTGAGTTCGCAACCGTTACACCGCCGTTATAGTCTATAACTGGAATTGAAACGTCCATTCCCATGCTGTTAAATGCGGCTTGGCGCACATCTTCGGGAACAATTGACGTGGGCGAGTTGGTTTGCTGCATGAAAAAGTCAAATGCGCCATATTCGCCCATCTGCACCATATTGCGGTCTAGTTCTGTTGCTTGTAGTCGTAAGTCTTGGACTACGGTTGCTAATAGGGACATAATTCTAAAATTTTATGTGTTACGAAAAAATAGGCTAACCCACTGCCCGAATAATAATACTAAATAACTGGTAAAGCTTGGTATTCCTCGCTTTCTCCGCAAATCTTGTCCATCTGTACGTAATAGTCTTTTGACCCACGTACAACGCCCTGTGCTGCTAGTGTCTGTGCTGCTAGGTCGATGAACTCCGAACGGGTCTTTGCGCCCGAAACGCTGATAGGCGCGCCACCGCCCTGCCCTGTCGGCTTAGTTCCACTACCGCCTTGTGTCTGCGTGTCCAAAACTTTCATTTCGTTCAATTCACGCGTTATCAGTTCAGCGGCCGAATAAGGCATTAAGTTGGTAGCCGCATTGCGCATCACACTGCCGTCTTCATTGTGGAATGTAAGAACCTTGCCGCCCTTGCCATCGTCCTCGAATTGAGGCTTGAACCCTTTAACCTTTTCGAGGGTTTGTGCGACAATCATTTTTGTGACATTTTCGGGCAATTCGGCTTTAAACTTCAAATTGGCGGTTGCGTTGCGCAGTTCATTCTCAATTCGATTGTTAAGCAATTGCTTTTCAAAGTCGCCTTTTTGCCTTTCGTTCGTTTTTTTAAGTTCGGCAAACTCTTTCTGAACGTTGGCCAAATCTGCTTTTGCCCGTTCAAGCTGCGCCGTAACCTCCTTGTTGTTGCCACCCTTTGCGACAATCTCCTCTAAGCGTGTTTTTTCCGCTTTTAGACTTTCGATTTCGGTTTGGTACGCCGCCGCTCCGTCTGCTTTTGTTTTCAGTTCCAAAGCGGCGCGCTTGAGGTAGTTGTAAGTTTTCTCATCGCCATTGCGCGCTATACCCGTTGCGCTTGCAATACTCTCGTCCATACCTCGGTACAACTCACCTATACGGCGGCCTATTACGTCATTCTCGTCATTTTGGCTCATCTGAACCAATGCGCTAATTTGCTGCTCTGTAAGACCTGCCAACTCGGCATTTGCCTTAATAGTTTCTTGCGTTAATGCCATAATTTTATAACTTACCCTTTGTTATTAATTGTGAACTTTCTTACTTGTCTTGTTTTTTAGGCTTTTCGCCCTGCTCTGCCTGCTTGTCGCGCTCGGCCAGTGCCTTGGCAACAGCCTGTTCAATATCAGCTTGGCGCGTTTTCTCGAACTCCTCATGCTGCTTTTGCAATGCTTGTTCAATCTTGTTTTGCTCTTCTTGTTCAGCACGTACGGCCGCCTGCTCGGCTTGGTTCTTCAAGAACTCGCGTGGGTCGTGCAATACTTTCAGTGTGTAGCCTAACTTCTTAAAGTTACTCACATTCCTTTCAAATGTTTGAACGCCAAACACATCGGTTGTTGGCGTGTGGACTGGCTTACCCGTTTTCGGGTCGTACTCCTCCATCCAAAGAGCCACGTGGTACAGATGTTCTGTACCCTCCTGTACTTGGTAGTTTTCCGCTATTTGGTCAAGCGGGGTTTTGTTGTTGTCCTGCATAATCGTTAAATGTTTGTTTAATAATATCTATTTTCTTGTAAAAGTCTATTTCACTGCCAAAATCTAATATATTGGCGTTCTCTCGTTCAAATTTTCTAACAAAGTTAGAGAAATTCAGCTTAACTGCCAAATCTTCATTGGAAATAATGCCCTTACCATGATATTCTGCCACTTCTGAAAGTGTCAAGTGTGGATATGGCTCTAATTCTCGTAAGATTAGCATTCGCTTTAACTCCGCTGGATTATTGCGGTACTCCGTTTCCAAAATTTGAGTTTGCAAGGCATCTAGTTCGGCATCACTCGCGCCGCTGTCCTTGGCATCCTTGTATTGCTTTCGCAAGTCGTTTGCGCTCAAATTGTAGAACTCTGTGCCATAACTTATCGTTGCGCCCAAAAAGCCCTTTTTGTAACGAAGTAGGCAAATTGTCGTGTCGACCCACTTCTGCGCATCCTCAAAGCCTTTCTTAATGTTGTTCAGAATGGTTGTTTGGCTTTCAAAGTTGGCGTTAACTTGCTTTTCGTTGATAGCTTGCGAGTTTATAAGCCCCTCGGTGTCCGTGCCTACACATGCCTTAACAATATCCGTTTCAAGCCTTACGCTTTCTTCTGTGTTGTAGTCAAGCGAACTTCTGTCAACGGTGAGCATCTGAACGGGATTTCGTAAGTCGGGTTGTTCCTCGCCGCTCGCGCTCGTGTGCGGTATTGGTATCTCAATGAACGAGCCAACGCCCGCTATCCGCTTATCGCCACACTTTGGGCAACGCATCAGTAGGCCGTTAGCATCATACAGATAGTTGTCTTTCTTGTCTTTTAGAAAACCGCCGTCACAACGCTCGCCGCTCTCGTCATTATGGTAGTCGCATTCCATTTCATAGCCACTATAAATCGGATATGCGCCGTACAAGTCTAAGTTACGCTTTGACAAATGGAAAAACAAAAACCATTCAAGCGACTCCAATTCAAGCGATAAGGGGCTTTTCTTAATATCGGGGTTTGCAATGTTCAAAGGCTCGCCCCAAAAGAACCTTGCTGGCGTATAGCCTAGGCCGTGCGACTTCTCAACGATAGGACTTGTAGACAATACACCATCCTTGTATGAATACACACGATAATAAGCATCGTCCAAAACTGCGATTTGGTCGTTTGGCTGCTTGAATGCGATAAACTCCATTTGTCCGCATGGCTTGGCAAGATAGCTTATAACGTTGTCGATGGTTAACCAATAAAAATAAGGCTGCTCGAACTCGTCCGACTTGTTAGGCTCGTGCGGCATATCGACTACAAGAATAGAGTTTATTTCGGTTTTGAAATAATCCCATCCACGTGTTGCCCAAATTTTTGGCTCATTCAGTACCTCTGTGCGGTACTTCTCCCAATCTTCTCGAAGACTTGTGTCAGTGAATTGGTAGTTAAACGCGGGGTTTCGCCCATCAAAAACGCGGCTTAACTTGTCAAAAATAGTTCCTGCCGTCCTGTTCGTTCTGACTGGAAAGCGGAACATGAGTTTGAATTGTCTGAACTTGTCTTTTGGTAGCAAGTTACCAACCATGCCCAAAAAATCAGAAAGCGGCCTATTAAGGTTAGGCGTGACATTCGTGCAAGTGTGGAATTTTATCCGCTCTTGTTGTGTGCGCGCCTTGTCAATAGCGTCCCTATTCTTGGGCTGCTCGATTATCTGCCTTATCTCGTCTAAACTCAATATCATGGCCGTTGAATGTGTAATTACTTTTTTCGGGCAAACGCCACCCGCCATTATTGGGCATTGCCAACAGGCGAGCGGCGTGCGTTACTTCAAACTCTCGCGTTACGCCCAAAGTGTCGTTGAACAACTCGATTAACGTAACCTTGCATCCCATACTTATGCGTTTTTCAAGTCCGTAAGTGGGTTGTAGTCTTCGGGCGTGATTATTGCAAAATCATCGCTCCAATTTGGGAGGAAACTCCAACTTACATTGTTGCTGTCGGGGTTTTCAAATCCGCCAAATCCCTTGTCACTGATAAACAAGTTAAAAATGGGGATTGGCGTAACCACGCCTTTGGCATCCTTAATCGCTCCAATTGCGCCGTCCTCGTTTACAAGGAATACACCTAGGTTCTGAACATCCGTCTCGCAACTCAAATACTTCATTGCCTTAATCTGCGATTGAGGGGCATTGCGAATAACACACGTGAACGCGGTAGGCTCTCGGCCAATGGTGATTTCAATGCCGCCCAAAGTGTCGTTGCCACCGCCAAACTTGCGTGCCGCTCCCGGTTCTGCGCTTGGGGCTTGCAGGTACGGGGAAACTACTATTTTCGTGCTGTCATTGGCCGCAAGAAGTGGCGTTAAGTTGGCTAACTTGGTGATAGGCTTTTCAGTCGTGAAAGCGTTTGGCTTGCCATTATCTTGGCGCAAACGCTGAAAAATTACTTTTTGAATTTGTCCGAAACCCTCCGAACAAGTCGCGTTTGGGATTGATTTAAGAGCGGCTAGCCCCGGACATTGACAAAATCGTGCCATATTCGTTTTTGTTTAATTATTAATAATTATGAAACTTGTAACTGATAAACTCTAACCAATTGAGTTTCACTCGACAAATATACGTTTTTTTTCTCATACATGAAAGGAAATGCCAAACAAATTGCCATTTGTGCGCCTGTGGCTAGTTCCTCCGCACCACGCCGCGCGTTTGCCTGTTATATGGCTGTACGTTCTTTGTGGCAATTTCTTTTTCATAAACGCCCGTTAGTCCGTCCGCTATATCATCGTGTTTGTTTGCTTTGAAATTGCGCAAGAAACTTGTCAAACCCTCGTGTATTGTCGGATAGCGAGTTTCCCAGCCGAATGGCATTACTATACTTTGGTTAACCATCGCCGAACTTGTTATGATACGGCTCTCCTTGTTGTTCGATTGGTGAAAGGGTACGGTTATAGCCTTAACTTTCGTTCTTACCACTTTTTCAAACTGCGAACCTCCATTGTTACTTTCTATCCATGCTTTTTGCGTGCCATTTCTGTTTAACATTTCGGGGATTGTCACCGTTGTGACGTCTGTTGGCTCATCCGTGGCCACCATATCCGTTATTAGCGCAAACAATATTGGTTCAAAATTACCCGTGTGTTCATTGTATGCTTTGTTGGGCGATAAATAAATATCATAACAAACAGAAAATAACAAGTCGCTGCCCTCGTCTGCCACATCTGTATAATTTCCACTACGAACGTATGTGCCATAATCTGACTTGTTCACCCATGTTTTGAAAGGCTGATACAAAAGCCCCTCCGCGCTACTGGGGTTACCTTGGTGCAGGCACTGAAACTGCACGGGGTCTAACGCCCTTTGCTCTTTCAAGACTGCAAGGCTGTGGCGCGCTGGCCATAAGGCCGTATCTTCTGCACGTTGGTCTATCTCTGACGGCTCGCCCGTCTTTATTGCCTCGTAGTTTATTCTTACCCACGCGCCGCTTGGTATGTTATCTAAGTCCGCCCAATTCTTAACATCTATAATCTTCTCCTTACTCTTTTCAAGGCGGCCAATTATATCGTCTTTGTTCCATCGAGTGAAAACAATTAATTGCTGGCTATCGTTGTGTAGACGAGTGCGCACAACCGTTGTGTACCACTTCCACGCGGCATCGCGAACTATTGGGCTGTTACCCTCCGCATAATCCTTGTACACGTCATCGAGTATCATTACATCGACCGTCTTACCAGTCAATGCGCCACCACGGCCAACTACACGCAATGAGCCTTTATGGTTTACAATTTCAAACGTACTGCTATTACGCAGATACGTCTGTGTTGGAACTGCACCATTAGAGCCGTACAAGAATGTTTGGGGAAACAATCGCGCGTATCGTTCGTTATCCATTATCTTTTGAACATCGCGGTTAAAATCTTGCGCCATAGTGGCCGAATACGAGCCAATGCAAACTAACTTGTTTGGGTTTAACCCAAATATGAATGAGGGCAAAAAGCGGCTGCTACCTTGCGACTTGCCATGCTGTGGCGGTGCTTGTATTATTAACTTCTTAATCTTACCATGCGCGAATAAGTCCAACACACGATAATAATTTCTATGAAACTCTACAATTGACATATCTGGCCATATATAGCGCGCAAAGTTAAGCAGCCGTTTACGAGCCGCGGCCATCACGAATAATTCGGGATTATTGCGAAGTGTATTTATTAGCTTGTCTTTATCCATGTTTTGTAAAGTTTTAAGTAAAAAGGGGCGAAAAATACTTATCACTGATTATCAACTACTTAGTATTAGTCGCCCCCAAGGGGAGATAAAGGGAGTTTGTAAAATAATTAAAAACTTTTTTCACCTACTTTCGGCGTGCCTTTGACATAATGCTCGCAATCATGTGCGTTTGTTCTGCGCAAAATGTAAGCCTTTGAGTATGGGCAAGTTAAACAAATTGGGTTGCCCTCTAAGTCTATATGCGCCCACTTCATAACCCATGTAGCGTGAGCGCATTCTCTGCACAGCTGCACCGCTTTTTCGGCTTTTGCTCTCCCCTTTGGTGTTGTCCTAAATCCTTTTACCATTGAAAAAGCCCCCTTATTTCTTGTTGTTCTCTTCCTCTGCCCTAGCATCCTGCAAGGCATCGGCAATGTTACACAGAACATCGTCCGAAATGCCCTCAAAGTGGTATTCGGTCAAATCTTCTTGCGGTCTGTCCGTAATATCCTCACTTTGTATATTCCTCATGTTCTTCCACTTCTGTGGAGCGATATTACACAAGGCGAATATAAGCGCGGCCGTATCGGGCGAGTAACGCTTTTCACGCAACTTTCTACGCCTTACTACCAAATTGCCGTCCTTGTCCTGCGTGTATTCTGTTTCTGTTTCTGTTTCGGCGTAACCAGTGGCTTTTTTCCACAACGCGTTTTCTAATTTGTGCTGCAAAGTTTCCCTATACTTCTCATGGGCTTTCTTTACAAGGTCTGCGAACTCACTTTTTTGCGCTCTCCACTGATAAAACGTTTTCTCTTTAACCCCTGCCTTAACACACGCCTGTACTTGCGTATCACCCTCTGCTATTGCATCAAAGATAATTTTCTTTACTTCTTTCGTATATTTCATAACTAACCCCTTGTTACTTAATTGTTTATGTATAATTCAGACCTATGTTATACTATTCTTGCCCCATCTGTCTGAACTCGTCACGCCTAATTCTCAATAACTCTGCGTGTCCCCTGTCTAGTTCCTCTACTTTCTTTAACTCAGCATCTGATAAATTCCATATCCTCATATCTGAATTTATCTCGGCTAAACGTCTTGATATTTCGTTTTCTTGCGCCTTTTCGCTACACAGCAAATAGCCACTTCCAAATATTGTCTTCTTAACCTTCCTTTGCTCGTCTAGCGCGGTTATTCTCTGCGTTTCCAACTCATCCACACTGAACTCTATGCCGTACTTTGATAAGTACGATATGCTGGCGGCCGTTACGACATGCGCGGGATATGTGTATTTTGGTGTTGGCCTTTTCTTGCCTTGGTTTTCTTCGTTTGCCGCCTTAATTGCTTGGTAAAGGCTAGGTGCAGACCTCAACCGCGTCTTACCATTCATGTTAGTCACAAATGATGTGTTGATATTGGCTTTGTTCTCGTAGATAATTTCAGCCCCTACACATACGGCCGTGCAAGTCGTACAAGAATTGAACAAGGTTAAGGACGGCGCGAACAAAAAGAACTTTATGTTATTTTCAACGTAAAAACGCACAATTTCCGCCAAAATAGAGAATGGCGGATTATCCAAAACTATACAATCCTTTCCATATTGGAAAGTTTTATAATCACCATTCGGATAGAATGGCCGCACAATCTTGTTTTGGTCAATGTTATATTCCTTTTTGCACCAATCGACAACAGCCTCAAATACGTTAGTAGGCGTATAACAATCGTCCGAAGTCCTCTTTTTCTTGAATTTGTCTACAAACTCCCTATACTCTGTGTTGTCCTCACCAAACGCAAGGTTACCGCGCAACTCTTCATTTACGCGGTTGTACTCTATATCTGCTGTATGTTCGTTATGCTCCATTTTGTACGTTTTTTATTTTGTCGAAAATGGCAGAACGCTCACGCGCTCTACCATCCTACAAACAATAATTAATAAACTAGCAATCTTCTTTCTTGATAACAACTTCAACTTTATATCTATTTCCATCGTCCTCGTTAACGATGTATTCAATATCTGACATGATTAGCGCGCCCAACTTCTCTCTTACGCTACGAATAGACAAGGTTTTTGAAATGCTTTCTTCAAACTCGAAAACGTTAACTTCTCTCGTTTGTTCGTCTTTGACTATTACCCCATTTTGGGCGTACTCCAAATAATAGCTTTGGGAATTAAGTATATTATTACTTGGTCTGTTTTTTGGTTTGTACATATTGTTTTCTATGCGCTCGATGCCGTTTAACAACAATTTTGCAAAGTCAAACCCACATAAAGTAGTTATATGATATAATATGCCAACAACCCTTGCGGCCACCCATTCTATATCCTTGTGACTATAAGGCGGCTCGCCATTGGGACGGATATGAGAACTATTAGCGAGTTTCATTCCTCTGAATTTCTCAAAGGATAACTGGAAATCACACATACACTCTTGAATATCCTCGCCAAAGACCTTACTGAGCAATATGGCAATTTCTTTATTTTTCTCCTCATTGAGAGTTAACCAATTCTTTTCTATCATCTTTTTTATTTTTACTTGTTTATTTACATGCAAATATAGTGATTTTCTTTCACTTATCAAAGTTTCTAAGGCATATAAAACGCAAGCAAGCTTGCCAAAATAATGCCCCTAGACACACATCTACACAAATATCAATTCCGTTAATAACTGAAATGGAAATGTAAGGCGTTACAATCTTGTTTTTGCCTAGTCTTTTGCAACTAATACAAAAGCCCGTTCGCCCTATCCTTGTTATCTTTGTCATCATCGCAAATTCGCATTTCCAAGTTACAAATGTTGGCCTTATATTGGCGCATTGAGCGTTCGCCATTGTTTTTCGCATCGTTGTAAATCATTACAATTTTGTTGAATTGGACACAATAGCCAACGACCCAACAGACAAACGTTTTATTGCTGAACTTGTTGCGAACAATAAGTTTTGTACCAACATCAAAAGGGGCGCAACGCTCTATATATGCTGCATCCAAGTCTTTTTGCTTTGAATACAAAGCCTTTATTTGATTTTCAATTTCTCGCGACTTTTGCAAGTATTCTTGTTCTAATTCTTGTTCTATCATTGCCGTAATTATTTTAGTTTTTCTTTACTTCTCTTTCGCACCTCGCTACAAAGGTACTGCGCATCACCTAGAATTTGCCTAAATGATTGGCTTTTGTCTATATGTTGAGCGAGTGAGGAAATTAGAGGATTTTGTTCCCCCTCGATTGATGTAAAAATTTCACTTTTCCCATCTTCTTTGCACTCGTTGGCTATAACAATAATGCTGTTATTTTGATTTTTGGCCAACCATTCCCTTATTTGCTTGTAATAGATTTTTTCAAATTCCATAACTCACGCGTTTTCTTTGATTGATTGGACACTTTGGCGTATGTTCTCGATGCTCGTTTTTGCGAAACGCAAATAAGTCTTACATGAAAACAATTGCTCCCTTACTTTTTTCTCATCGCGCGACATCTTTGTGCGCCTAACGCTAGCGGACTTGTTCAACTCATTACGCTGTTTTTCAACGGCGGCCATAAGTTCTTTTATTCCACTTTCGATTTTATTTAATTCGTTTTCCATCTTTTTTATTTGTTGAGTAATTCAAAATCTTCTTTATCTACTTTGCAAACTTGTGGATATTCGACAATATCGCCCTTTTCAAAAAGGGCATTAAAAATACCCAATTGCCCTTTTATTGGCAACTCTACAACTCGTATGGGGTTTCGTACAAGCCACCCCCAGCCCGTTTTTATCTCCGCAAGGCGCGCACGTGGTATTCGTGTCTTGTCCCAATCTTCGTCCGTAAAGTCTTCTACACGCTTAACGCCGTACACCTCAACAAATCCAAGCACACAGCCACTTTGCATGTTAGGTATTTTTGGCGTTTTGCTGCTACAAATCAGTAATTTACCCCTGTAAGATGTGCATCTACTACGCACTTCTATGCTTTTGAAACCATACGAGTTGCCATCATCGTCTTCATAGGCGATATTAACTAAATCATTGGCAAATGGCTGCTTAACGCTTAACGCTCTAAACACATCATGTTTAAGTGCATCATATTCTGTTATATCTATCTGCATAGCCATTTAATTAAAATGGTAAATCATCTGAATTGCCTTGCGCCGCCTGTGTGGACTGTGCCACTTGTTGCACTTGTGCCGTTTGCGCCGGCTGTTGTTGTGGTGCGGCCGCCGCGAATGGCTCTGGCGATGGTTGCTTTGGTTTCGGCGTTAACAACTCCAAACTATTGGCAATAATCTCCGTAAAGTATTGCTTAACGCCATTCGCCTCGTACTCTCTGTAATGGTTGCGCCCCTCAATGTAGAGTTTATCGCCCTTATGCACGTACTTCTCTACGATTTCGGCTAATGGCGTGTACAAAACAACATTGTGCCACTCTGTCACGCCGTTCACCTTTGTGCCGTCTTTTTTTGTGTATTCGGGCGTTGACGTGGCCAACGAAATTTGCGCCGCCTTTCGGCCATCGTCAAAAGTGTACATTTTAGGGGCATTGCCGACATTACCCAGTAATATAACTTTGTTGATTGCCATAATCAGAATATTTTAAAGATTGTGCTAACAACATCTACTAGTGTGTAGATGTAACAGAATAGGGTCAACAAAACAAACCCCCAAAATACCAATTTGTAACCGTTTTCAGCTTTCATTTTTCTCGAATTGTTAGGTAATACACCACGAAAACGACTATAAAGGCTATAAGCCCAAATATGTTTTCTATTAACTTGTCACTCATGTTATTTGAATTTCACCCCATCAAACAAGTATTCTCTTTTGTCATTACTCCACCCTGCTGCATCATTGACGGCCTTGCGGTCGTGGTCGTTTAAAAATTCACAAAACCAACCGCCAAGAATGGCCTCGCGAAGTAAGCGAACTTGTTTGCCTAGAAGTAAGTTTTTGTACTTGAAATATCCGCTATTGGGGTTCACAAAAACTATTCTGCGAACATCATCGCTTTGCGGCCTTTCGTTTCTTTTTTCTCGCTGCTGAAATTTCCTAGGCGCAAAATCCGCGCGAACGCTGCGCCTTGATATTTCTGCGTAATTAGGCTTGTTAACCCTCATTTCTTGCCCTTTCTCTCGCTTGAACAATGAACTCTTCCACCGTACTAGAAAGCGTTTTGTAATATTTTTCTGCCATTTCTCGCACAAACTCGGCGTTTTCGGGCGAAAGATAAACCATTATCGAGGTTTTGCCCAATTTCTTTCTGCCTGCGCGCTTTCGCGCACCACCTCTTTTATTTTCCATATTCAATTTTTTAGATACTACAAAGCCACTAGCCGTTAAGCTAGTGGTATATGTTAAACTAGTGTCACCTTTAAGTAGGTGAACTTAAAGCCTTGCGGCAATTCGGTACATCCCTCTGGCAGACGGCCGCCAATCAGCTGGGCAACAAATAACTCGTCACCCTCTTTAAGTGAAACGTTCATCCGATTGCACTCTACGCCCAGCACGTTTGCCGTATCTGGGTGACCAACGGCCGACATTGCTGTGGCCTTAACGCTGTCAAACTCCGCCCCTGTAATTGGGGTAATTTTAACACTCTGCTCCTTGCTAGTGTCTAGCATTTGGAGCGAAAACGCATTTGCAATAACTTTCATCTTTTTATCTTTTAAGTTAAAATATTGGCGCGGATTGGGTAAGGCTCGCGCCATTGGCCTTTATGATGTGCTTTTTGTCCTTGTTCGCTGTGTGGCATAACACAGAATAGGCAGCCTATTGGGGTATATTTCTGCGTACCCATCCGCGGCTTAACTCGTCAAAGCTAGGCATGCGAAAACTTTTCCCCCAAGCCATTAATTTTCGGCCAAGTTTCACATTCATAACGCCTAGCCAGCTATCATCCTCATCAAGGATGCCGCCTGCTGCATCGGCTAGGCAAAAGTGCCAAAGGTCGGCATCTTTTGCCGCCTTAAAGTTTAAAAAGTTCGTCATAGTTAGTTCCTCCATCTTTTTTATAAAAAATGCGGTGTTAAAAACACTAAAAACACCGCGCGGGGCATTCGCTTAGCCCAAGCCGTGGGCTTGCCCTTTGCCGCTTGCTTAGCCGCCAAACCACTAGCTTTCATAATTGGCGAACGTTGCGGATTTCAGCTTTCAGCGCATTGCTGACCTGCGCAAGGAGCGTCCTCCTTGATGCTGCACTATGGATAAGTGCTATATCGTGCGCATTCTACACGAATTGAGTATAGTTCTAGTGAACTTCACTCAAAATTGCCCCAACTTTACGGGCAAGTGTCCGCATGTGCGAAGTTCCTCTTTTTTAACTCGTGGTGAGTTCCACGCCCCAACTCCAAGGGCATCAGCCATTTTAAGCGGTTATCTTTTCAGGCTTTCAACCGCACCCTTTCGGGCTAACATCAAC